CCAGATCCCACCCCTCGATCACCCCCACACGCGAGAAGAGATCGAGACCCCTACGGGATCTCAATCATCATCGGAGTCCGGAACCACGCCGGTCCCGATCCACTCCTCCTCGTATCGAGTCTCTCCCGAACCGTTCTCGGGATAGAGAGGCCTCGCGAGAGCCTCCTGAGCGAGAAGACCCCCATCCTCGATCAGCTCGGGAGAGGGTCGCGCCTTCTTGATCCGCTCGCCGCGTTCACCCATCCGGCCGCGGGTGTCCCACGCATCTCGGTAGAACGAGAGCGCGGCGACGAGCTCCGCCTTCCGCTGGGCCACCTTGAAGCGGTCGTCCGAGAGTCGAGAGTTCCTCTTCGTGACGACGATCAGAAGTAGAGATTCGACGATCACGATCGCTGCGAGAACTTCTTCCATTTCTTGATTCTCCATAGAGTCATCAGTGAGATCAGAGCGTATAGCCCCGACCCGGGAAGCGGTATCGGTTCCGGCTCGGACTTCGGTTCCGGCCACAGAATCGGAGCACAGATCCCATCCGCCAGCCTGACGGGTGAGAGCGGAGGGCAGGGTTTCGACTCCGACTCCGACCCGTTCGGAGCCGGAGTCGAATCCTTCATCGGCCCCAGAATCTCCTCCACATCACCGCCCTTCCCGACCGCGACCTCAACGGGATCCAGATCGGCGAGAGGAGACTCGTGAACGACCCACGACCTCTCTCCTCCTGGGCCGACGACTAGGATCTTACCATCGGTCGAGAAGGGGAGCGTTGCGGCTTCGGCCTCGAACCGGATTCTGATCCCATTCGAATCCGGTTCGACACCCGCCATTCCCAGAACCACCCCCACCCCCAGAATCACCCGACGCATCATGTCAACGCATCCTCCACGAGCAGGAGCTCCCGAATCTGCGGAGAGATCCGGAACCGCCACCTGAGAGCGACCAGATCTACCGCGTCTGGATCCAGTGGAGACTCGCCGTTCAGACAGTAGATGAGGCCGTCCTCCCAGGTCACACGACCCTCACAGGTCACGATCTCGCCGGTGCTCTCCCGTGTGCAGATGACCTGGACATACATGCCCAGACGAGGCATCCGTTCCTCGATCCAGTGGCTCCAGATCCTTTCCGTCATTCGAGCTCCTCCTGGGCGTAGGGTTCCGCTTGACCCCGCATCCTCATGCCGCGAAACGGGATCTTGGCGTCGTCGACGTAGACGGCCATCAGATCATGCCCTTCTCTAGCGCCAGCCACTGAGGGAGGCTGATGTCGAGCTGGTCGCCCCTGACGAGCCCATCGCGTGCGCTGATGGTCTCGTCATGCCCCCTCTTGAACACTTCCACCTGACTCAGGGGAAGCCAGATGGTGTCGCGGCTCCGGGACGCCGGAAAGTTCTCGGCTGACACGCATATCGCCTTGGGCGTCCACGCGATGAAGCTCGCCTCCACGTCGATGATCTTGGTCATTGGATCAGGTAAACCCCACCGTTCCAGAGGTCGATGTAGTAGCCGTCAGACACGATGCCGATGGCGTTGCCGAAGTCGTCGTAGCATACGCCGAACTCGCGCCCCGTGGTCTGGAGCCACTGCTCGGTCAAGCGTCGCCGATCGGAGTAGGCCACGCCGTCGATGAGCATCAGTAGGGTCTGTTCCATGTTGTATAGTCCGACTTGCCTGTTGCCGTAAGCCCACAATAGCAGGGGCGGCGTCCCTGGACAAACTCCTTGCATCGTCATTTGAGTTCCGATATGTGAGAGCTCATGCTCGACGCTCCCGAAAACGTGGTCTGGCAGCCTCAGCCGGGATCTCAGGTCGCATTTCTGGCCTCCACGCCGATTCTGGAGGTTCTCTACGAGGGAACCAGAGGCGGGGGCAAGACCGACTGCTTGATCATGAGCTTCTGTCAGTTCGTCGGAAGGGGATACGGAGGAGCCTGGAGGGGAATTCTCTTCCGTCAGACCTACAAGCAGCTCTCGGACGTCATCACGAAGACGAAGAAGTGGATCCCGCAGATCTGGCCGGGCGCGAAGTTCAATCACTCGGATTCCGTGTGGACCTTTCCCAAGGGAGAGCAGCTTCTTCTGAGGCAGTTCTCTCGTCCGGACGACTATTGGAACTATCACGGACACGAGTATCCCTGGATCGGATGGGAGGAGCTCTGTAATTGGGCGACCGATGAGGGGTTCAAGCGAATGATGTCGTGCTGCCGGTCGTCCATGACGGGGATGCCGCGCATGATTCGATCGACGACGAACCCCTACGGTCCGGGTCATAATTGGGTGAAGCATCGGTATCGGCTTCACCTTCCCCTCTCGGCACGAAACGGGAAGGTGATCAAGGGGACCAAGGACGAGAACGGACGAACGGAGCCGCCTCGAGTCTCCATCCACAGCGACATTCGAGAGAACAAGATCCTTCTGAAGGCCGATCCGGACTACATCAACCGAATCGCGGCCTCCGCGCGGAACGAGGCCGAGCGCAAGGCGTGGCTCGAGGGGTCGTGGGACATCGTCGCGGGCGGCATGTTCGACGACTGCTGGGATCCGCGGTTCAACGTGATCAAGCCGTTCAGCATTCCACCGACTTTTCGAGTCACTCGGAGCTTCGACTGGGGCTGGTCGAAGCCCTTCTCCGTGGGCTGGTGGGCGATCTCGGACGGTTCGGACGTCATTCTGCCCGACGGGGAGATCCGAAGCACGATTCGAGGCGACGTATTCCGGATTCGAGAGTGGTATGGGTCGACCGGAAAGCCCAACGAGGGCGTCATGATGGAGGCTCGAGACATTCTGAGGGGGATCGTCGAGCGCGAGATCAAGTGGGGACTCCGTCGAAGGAAGGAGGACTGGTGTCGAGCTCGGGGCGGAGTCGCGGATGCTCAGATCTTCTCGGCTGAGAACGGTATTCAGATCTCCACGGAGCTCTCGACGAGGGTTCTGATGGACGACGACTATCGGTATCCCGGCGTTCAGTTCCAGAGAGCCGACAAAAGACCGGGAAGTCGCATCGCGGGGTGGAACAAGATGCGTCAGATGCTCAAGAACGCTCATCCGATTCACAAGGGGGCGCGAGAGAAGCCCGGAATGTTCATCTGGGACAGTTGTGAGGCGTTTCTGCGGACCGTTCCGGTCCTACCGAGGTCCGAGAAGGATCCGGATGACGTCGACACCGACGCCGAGGATCACGTCGCGGACGAAACTCGGTATCTGGTCCGCTATCTCGCGCAGATGCCGTCGTCTGGAGGACTTGTGGGGTTGCACTGACGGGAGGACTCGTGTAAGAGTCACTGACAGGAGGACTCGTGTGAGAGTCCTCCTGCCAGCCCCCCGCCGAGGGAGAACAACGTGTCCATCAGCTCGACTCACCCTCAATACGCGACGTATTCCCCTGACTGGGTGAAGATGAACGACACCTACGCCGGTCAGAGGCGCATCAAGGAGAAGGGTGAGACGTATCTGCCGCCGACGAGTGGCATGGTTCACGACGGGATGGAGAACGAGCAGCCCGGGAAGAAGGCTTACGACGCGTATCGACTGCGAGCCGTCTTCCACGACTTCGTGAGAGAGGCGGTCGAGAATCTTCTAGGCATGATGCACCACAAGCCGCCCGAGGAGATCAGTCTGCCGCCGGGCATGGAGCCGCTGAGGGAACGGCTGTCGGCTCGAGGCGAGTCTCTGATGCAGCTTCTGCATCGAATCAACATGAACCAGCTTCTGAAGGGTCGTCTCGGGCTTCTGGTGGATCTTCCGGCCGTGCCGTCGCCGAGCTCTCGGCCCTACATCGCTCTCTACGAAGCCGAGTCGATCATCAATTGGGACGACGGTCAGCGCGAGGAGCTGACGGAGCAGGTTCTCAATCTGGTGGTCCTCAACGAATCCGAGAACGTTCGTCGCACGAACTTCGAGTGGGAGTTCGAGGAGAAGTATCGGGTTCTGACTCTCGGGGATATCCTGCAGAACGAGCGCAGCGGCGTCTACCGCTTCGGCGTCTACGTGGATCTCGAGACGGGGTTCCAATACTCCGAGGATCTGATGCGCGCGCCCGTCCTCCTGGGCCGGGAGCTCGACTTCATCCCGTTCACGTTCGTGAACACCCTGGATCTCGATCCAGAGCCCGACAAGCCGCCTCTTCTGGGCTTGGCCGAACTCGCTCTGACGATCTACCGTGGTGAGGCCGACTATCGTCAGGCTCTCTTCATGCAGGGTCAGGACACGCTGGTCGTCAAGGGAGCGGGCGGGGTAGACGAGACCGAGGGACAACAGCGCGTCGGCGCGGGGGCGGTTCTGTATCTCTCCACCGAGGGAGACGCCTACTACGTCGGGGTCGAGTCAGGCGGTCTGGAAGAGATGCGGATCGCCCTCACGAACGACAAGACGAAGGCCGGTGCGACCGGCGGGATGCTTCTGGACACGCTCTCTCGGGAGCGCGAATCCGGTGACTCTCTCACGACCCGACTGAACGCTCGCACGGCGAGCCTCAAGGAGATCGCCCAGACGGGGGCGGCGGGTCTTGAGCGGGCTCTTCGTCAGATCGCCGTCTGGATGGGTGAGGATCCGAGGCAGGTGATCATTCGCCCGAATCTGGACTTCGGCGCTCCGCCGCTGACCACTCAGTCTATCGTCGAGATCACGTCGGCACGGAATCAGGGTGCCCCGCTCTCGGCTGCTTCGCTACACGAGATTCTCTCGCGGAACGGCTACACTCAGAGGTCGTTCCGTGAAGAGCTAGAGGCGATCTCTTCGGAGTTCGACGGGCCGCTCGCTCAGCTCATGATGATGGGCAGCGGTGACTTGAACCCCGCCAATGATGGCCGGGGTCAGAGACGGCAAGATCGTGAGGATGAGTGATGCCGATCGAATACAGCTACGACACGAAGGAAGAGATTCCTGAGGCCTACGTGGATCTCTACTCGGAGAGGGACGGCAAGTTCGTCCTCACCGAGGTCAACGGGATCAAGACCCAGGACGACGTCGACCGGGTCCAGAACGCGCTTCGGAAGGAGCGTGACGACCACAGGTCGACTCGCGAGAAGCTCAAGTCCTACGGCGACCTGGACCCCGAGGAGGCTCGAAAGGCTCTCGAGAAGCTACCCGAGCTCGAGGCTCTCGTGGGCGACGGGGCCGATCTCGACAAGAAGATCCAGACCGCCGCCGAGGCTCGCGTCAAGGCAGCCACTGCTCCTCTGGAGCGTCAGCTCGGTCAGCTCAAGGAGGAGCGAGACCAGATCGCCGGCGAGCGGGACGCCTTCCAGAAGGAGATCAAGAACCGCAACTTCCGGGAGACCGTCGGTTCCGCGGCGCGGAAGGCCAAGGTTGCCCCGAGCGCCCTGGATGACATCGTGGTCGTGGCGGAGCGGCACTTCGAGGAGGTCGACGGTCGACTCGTCACCAAGGAGGGTTCTCCTGTCGGTCAGGGCCTCGATCCCGCGGCCTACTTCAAGGAGATGGAGTCCCATCGCCCGCACTGGTGGCCCGCGAGCGAGGGCGGCGGTGCGCGAGGCGGTCGCGGCGGCAGCACCGAGAAGAATCCG